GCTATTTTACGCAAATCTGAATCTTTAATAATAGATTTCATTTGTGCATATTCATTTGGCTTTTTATTAGAATCTAAAGCATCTAAACCTTTACCATAAATCATATTTGCAACACCTGTAATAATTGCACCATTTGTTGCACTATATAAATATCTATCTATTAAATATTGAAAGTAATTATTATCACTTCCATACTCTATATAACTATTCTTTTTATTTTCCTGAATTATAGGGCTTGTATAAGCACTTAAATTTACTATTGATATATTACTCATAAATTTTAAATTCGTTTGTTGTAACGTTTGCTACATATTGATTTTGATTTACTGTATATGTATCATTCGCTTGATTTGTGCAAAAAACAATATCTTTGTAAACTATATTAGAACCATTTTTAATAGTTAAATTGTAAAATGTATTTTCTTTTAAATCAAATACAGTAGTTGTAGTTAAATAATAATTTGATAAAGAAAATGTTGCTGTTATTGTAGTTTCTTCATTTGTTGTTTCATTTCTTAAAACAATAGTTGTAGCATTATATTCACGTGGAATAAATGTTAAACTTTGTGCTGTAGTTTGTTTCTTTAAAATTATCATAAACTATTTTTATATATTAATAATTTATATTCAAAATTGTTTTAAAACAAAAAAGGATGCTAAATAAATAACACCCTATTTTTAAAAAACAAATAATAATATTATGCTCCTTCAACTATTGAAGCTAAAACTGCTGTTACCAAAGTTCCTGCAGTTGGTTTGATAAAGTTTGCAGGTAAAGGTTCCATTCCTTGAAACTCCATTTTATATCCTGACATATCACCCATAGCTGCACCACTTGAAATAGTTGCAGTAGTTAAATCCATTCCTTTAGTTAAACCTGCCATAAACCAATTTCCGTTATTATCTTCAATAATAATTTGAGGTCTACCATAAGCTAATAATTTAAGCTGTTTGTGGTCTGCAAAAGATAATTTTTTTAAACTTAAACTTAATTTTTGGTCTACAAATGTAGTTCCATTTTCTCTTGAAGAAGTTACACTTTGTTCAAAAGATGATGTACCTTTTAATTCATATTTGTAACCAATAGGAGTACCACCTAAAGCAGTAATTACATCCTCTTGTCCTGCAGTTGCAGAATATGTTACTGTTGTAGCATCTCCCCAATTAATGAAATAAACTGCTTTTAAACCACCAACTGAATCTTTACATACTTCAGCTCTTCCTAATGTTATATCACACGCCATTTTTTATATATTTAAAAGTTAAAAAAAAGTTATTTAAATTATTTAATCCAATCTTTATTTACAAATGTTTTTAATCTGTGACAATTAGCACAAAGTGTTTGTAAATTTGTTATGTTATTATTTTTTTTATTACCATCTATATGGTCAACATCAAGTTGACAAATATGAATTGGTATAAATCCACAATTACAACATTTATTTTCTACAAAAACTCTATAAGGTCTTTTACTATTTATCCTTAAGTCTTTTGCTTTTTGTTTACATTTTCTTGTACAAAACTTTTTATTTGATTTGTATTCAAATGTATTATCACAATTTATATGTTCGCAAATTTGCATTTTATTAAAAAAGGGCAGTAAGCATTAACAAACTGCCCTATAATTTAAATTATACTAATTATTATTAGTTAGCAGAGTTTGTGATTCCGTAAGTAACAATATCTTCAATAGCAGCGTATTGTACACCTGCAGTAAATCTCATAATTACTCTTACATTTTCAGAACCATCCAAATCAGCCATATCTAAAACTTTAACTTCATTTTGGTCAGATAATAAACCTGTTCCAAAAAATAAGTTAGATTTCAATGTAGCAATAGCAGTATTAGCAGCTAAACCATTAGCAACAAATATTTTAACACCATCAAAAGATAATGAACCATTGTTAAACCATTGTGTACCCATTGTGTTAGTACCATTAGCACCTAAACCTGATGCTCCAAATCCTCCTAAAGCTCTAACATAAGCTCTTGCGATATTTTGTGAAACATAGATATACAAATCTTCTTTTCCGTAAAGTGTTGCAGGAATAGCATCAACAATAGAACCTAATTGTGCAATTACATTTGAAGCAGTAACAGTAGTACCTGCAATTTCTTGTGCAGTAGGTAAAGAAGCATCTAAAGAAACTAATGTAGCAAATCCGTTAAATTCTCCTGCATTAGCAGTAACACCTTTCCAAATGTTTTGTTCAGTTTTTTCAGCAACTTTAGCTGCAACGTGTCCTAATAAGAAATCAGCAAAAGCAGGAGGTAAAGAATCAAATGCAGAGTAACCCATTTGAACTGCTTCCCAATCAGATTTGAAATCTTTTTTACAAAGTTGTAAGTTTACTTGAAATTCTTCAGGTTGTAAAATTTTCTCTGTTAATGTAACAGTAGAAGTAGCAGTAAAATCACAAGTAGCATCTTTAACGATTGCATCAGTAGCAATTTTTTTCAATACTTCTTTATATTTTACATTTGGTTTTACTTCAATTCCACCATTTGCAATAGTAGAACCTGATAATAATGCAGCAGAAACATATTTTCCTGCAAACTCCCCTGCATAGGTAGTTGTAATACTTGTAGTAGTAGCCATAATTTATTAATTAAAAAGTTTTGCCATAACTATATCTTGTGTAGTCATTTGGCGATTAGGAGATAATTTATTTAGTTTTACTTCGTTTTTAACTTCAGGAGAGTGTGTTAATGGTTCAACAACAATATCTGAACTTAATTCTTCTTTAACAACTTCTTTAGCTAATTTTAATTCAGCAATTTCAGTTCTTAATTTCTCAATTTCTGCAAAAAACATTTCTTTAGAAACTGATTCTACAATTCTTTTTGGAGTAGATACTTCAGCAGATGCTTCTACTTGTGGCTCTGTAGCTTCAGCAGCAGGATGATTTGATTCAGGCATAACTTCTTCAGCAGCTTGTTCTGTAATTTCTAAAATTACTCCTTCAACTTCAACTACTAAAACGTTTCCATCTTCTAATTCATATTCTCCAACAGGTACAGGAATTTTATCAGTACCATTAACAATAAAGACATTATTACCTGCTTCAAAAGCATCAGCTTCTAAAACAGTAACTCCATCCATTAGTTTCATTTGAGCAAGTTTTACTTCCATACCCAAAAGAGTTTTAATTTCATTGATTACATTCATTTTTATAAGTATTTATAGTTTAAATTATTATTATTTAGTTTTGTTATAAATTAGCCATTAGAACGTACTAAAACACGTGTTCCATCTGTGTTTGTAACTGAACTTGATTGTTGTCCTTTTAAAGAACCAATTCCTTGTTCTGATAATTCACCATTGCAACATTTTGAACTATATGTATTATCTTTACATAAACATCCACGTTTTCCACCTTTTGGAGAACTTGTTTTATTATTCATAATTTTATTTTTAATCGTTTGTAAATAATTTTCCAATTCCTTGAAGTTGTTTAATAACATTCTCATTATTATCATAATGCGTTTGTATTTTTAAACTTTTAATTTTATTTATTTTATTTGTATTGCTTCCTGTTGCATAAACTCTATTTAAAGGTATACCTAATTCTTTAGCTTTATTTAACATTCCACTTTTTAAGTGCCTTGCAGAAATAATATATAAATCATTATTTTCTGATATTAATTTTTTGGCTAATTCTGTACCCTTTGCTGTAGATAATGTAGAATCATAATCAAAAGAAATTTTAACTAATTGAACTTTTTTTTTTCATCATTTAAAATGATGTTTTTAATTTGTTCTAATAACTCTAATTCTTTTTCTTTTTGTAAACTCATTTCTAATTTGTCTGCAAAATATCCTTCAATACTAAATCCTTTTACTTTGCCTGTTTTTACAAAGTCATTCCATATTTCAGGATTGTTTACTTTCATAGAAACAACCCAAGAACCTAAAGGAGCATCTAAACCATATTTTTTTGATTTATCCATTTCAGAATCTTCAACAATCCAAGATTCAACTATTGATAAATCTTTTAATTCTTTTTCGTGTTCTAATGTAGCATTATTTTGATTGCTATTCATTAAAAACAATTCACTTGCTTTACGCACTGTTTCATTAGAAAAGAAAATATAATATTCATCATTACCATTTCTTCTATAAATATGTTTATTAGGAATTAAAGCAGCACCCATTAAAATATGCTTTTCATCATCAACTTTAGCTAATTCTAATTGTTTATTTAATGCAATAAAGTTTGATTCTATCGCAGGAAATTCTACTATTGAAACTGCATCAACTCCTGAAAGTTGTTCGTTTTCGTCTATTATAAGTTCTATTATCTTCATATTATTAAAATAAATTAAATTTTGTTTTGTTTTAATTAACCCATTGAAGCATTATTAATAATGTTTCTATTTAATGCTTGACCTGAAGTAACTGCACCTGCAACTACATATGCTTGTATTGGTGCTATATTTTGTTGTGCCATACCTTGTGCTATTTGATTTGCACCACCTTGACCTACTACATTAAAAGTTGGAGCAGTCATTGTTGTTGTAGAAGGAGCAGAACCACCACCACCTCCATTAGGAGTTTGAACAGAAAGTATTTTTTGCACATTTAATAAACCACTTGCTATTGCTACACCTGCTGCTATTGTTGCTCTAATTGGTGCATCAGGAGTTAGTGTTGCTAATTGTGATTCATATGCTTTATTTGCAGAACTATAAGTAGATATTGTTGCACTTGCTACAGCGGCTGCTTTACCTGC